AAAATTAAAAAGAAATGATAGTAAAACTATTTGACATTCAGAATGGTAAAGTAATTCCCACAGAACATTGCTATACCCTAAAGGCTCTTAAGATGGTTATGGATAACTATCCTGATAACTATATCAAGATATATCAGTACTTATTCTATATGACTTGTCCTAATCCAGATTTAAATCCATTCTTTTATACTCCGGATTTAGATAAAGAGTCTTTAATTCTAGATCAAATAGAAGCAGATTTCTCTACTGAAGATGAAGATATATACATAGCACTGCAATTCTGCCAGAGAATGTATGAAACTCCTACATCCAGAGCATACAAAGGAATTGCATCCATGTTAGATAGATTAGGTAGATATATGGAAACTACACCTATTACACACGGGCGGGATGGTAATATTACAGCTTTAGTAAATGCTGCTAAAAACTATGAGGCAATTAGAGCATCTTTTAAAGGTGCATATAAAGATCTACAGGAAGAACAATCTAGTAGAGTAAGAGGTGGAATAGGAATGGCATATGATCAATAATGGAAGTATTTGAAAACATACCAACTTATGATAATGGCACTTGGACTGTTACAGACTTTTCTTCAAGAGAAGAGTTTGCCAAGTTTTTAAGAGACTTATTTAAAGAACCAGGTAAATATAACTTTGATGAAACTAGCTTATTATTTAATGCTGAATCAAGAAAATTCAGAAAAGACGGATATTACTGCGACTCACCATTTAAATCCAAAGATTTTATCAATTACTGGGATGAACAAAAACTCAGATGTAGGAGAGGAGTTATCTATAAATCAGGAGACAACATATGGTACCTTACTAGAGACTACTACATGTGGCTTAACTTCCTACCAATATTTGATAAAGAACAGCAAATTTTTGACTTTGCCAAAATACGGGATGCACAGTATCACATGGCCCTCTATGAAATACTGGCAGAACTTAACTATAAGCATGTAGCTATTCTTAAGAAACGTCAGATAGCTTCCTCTTACTTTCATATGGCTAAGCTTTTAAATCAAATCTGGTTTGAGTCTGGGGTCACATTAAAGATAGGAGCAAGTCTTAAAGACTATATAAATGAGAAAGGTTCTTGGAAATTCTTAGATGAATATGCTGCATTCTTAAATGAGCATACTGCTTGGTATAGACCAATGACTCCACATAAAGTAATGATGTGGCAACAGAAGATAGAAGTTAGGAAAGGAGATAGAAAGAATGAGGTTGGTCTAAAAGGAACTATGCAAGGCATGTCATTTGAGAAAGATCCAACAAATGGTGTAGGGGGTCCAGTAAAGTTCTTCTTCCATGAAGAGGCAGGTATTGCTCCTAAGATGGATCAGACATATGAGTATATGAGACCAGCAATGAGATCTGGTTTAATTACTACAGGTATGTTTATAGCTGCGGGCTCAGTGGGGGATTTATCTCAATGTAATCCTCTAAAGGATATGATCCTAAATCCTACTTCAAAAGATATTTATGCTGTAGAAACTAATTTAATAGATAGTAAAGGAACAGAAGGTCTCTCAGGTTTGTTTATTCCTGAACAATGGTCAATGCCACCACATATAGATCAATATGGTAATTCACTTGTAGAAGAAGCTTTAATTGCCCTAGAAGAGCAATTTGAAAAATGGAAGAAAGAATTATCTCCAGAAGACTATCAGTTAAGGATATCTCAGCACCCTAGAAATATTGAGGAAGCATTTGCACATAGATCTGTATCTGTATTTCCTCCACATTTAGTGGCTGCACAAAGAAGAAGAATAGAAGAAAAAGAATATGCATATGAATTCTTAGATATATTCTATGATGAGAATGGCAAACCTAAAGTAAAAGAAACAACTAAACTTCCAATCATGGAGTTTCCTGTATCTAAAAAACTAGAAGATAAAACAGGAACATTAGTTGTTTGGGAAAGACCAATTAAAGATCCAACGTTTGGTCAGTATTATGCATCTATTGACCCCGTGTCAGAAGGTAAAACAACTACCTCAGAATCACTATGTTCTATCTATGTGATGAAAGCTCCTGTTCAAGTAGAACATCATACTGGTACTGAAACAGAAGTATATATAGAACAAGATAAGATAGTTGCTGCATGGTGTGGTAGATTTGATGATATTAATAAAACACACCAGAGATTAGAACTAATAATAGAGTGGTATAATGCATGGGCATTAATTGAAAGTAATATCTCCCTATTTATACAATATATGATATCTAGAAAGAAACAAAGATATCTTGTACCAAAAGGACAGATCATGTTTCTAAAAGATCTTGGTGCAAATACTAATGTGTACCAGGAGTATGGTTGGAGAAACACAGGTAACTTATTTAAAGCTCACATGCTAAGTTATGCTATTGAGTATTGCAAAGAAGAGTTAGATGTGGAAACAAAATCTGATGGAACAATAGTTAGAACTAAATATGGAATAGAAAGAATTCCAGATCCCATGTTAATTAAAGAGATGCAAGAATATGTGGAAGGACTCAACGTGGATAGACTTGTTGCATTTACAGCATTAGTTGCTTTCATGAGAATTCAGCAATCCAACAGAGGATATACTAAAAGAACAATCATGGATGATGCAGCTAAAAACTTGCAAAAGTCAGAAAATTTGTTTAAATTAAATAGTAGTCCATTTAGGCATATGGGTAACAACGGTAGATTAACAAATGGGTCAGTATTTAAAAAATCACCATTTAAAAATATAAAGTAACTATGCAAGTATATAACGCATTACAGTTAAAGAAAGGAGCTAAAGTAGAACAAAATAGGATGGGTAGTATTACCCAGCCTTTACAGTTTTTATCTAAAGTAGATAAAGATGAAGAATGGGCTGCATGGAACTTAGACTGGTTAGAATGGAATGGTCTTAAGCAAATCAGAAGAAATGCAAGAAGATTAATGAAAAACTATAAACTTGCAAAAGGAATTATAGATAGAACAGATTACATCATTGAGGAGAATAATGAATACAAAGACATTGTAGAATTACTAACTAGAGAAGAAGCAACTGCGTTAGAGTTAAAGTTCTACCCTATTATTCCAAATGTAATTAATGTTTTAGTATCTGAGTTTGCTAAGAGATCAACTAAACTTACTTATAAGACTGTTGATGAGTACTCATATAATGAAATGCTTGAGCAAAAAAGAAAAATGGTAGAAGAAACACTTCTATCTCAAGCACAAATAAAAATATCTGCAGCATTGCTTGAGCAAGGATTAGATCCGCAATCAGAAGAAGCTCAACAACAATTAAATCCAGAACAATTAAAAACTCTTCCTGAAATAGAATCTTTCTTTAAGAAAGATTACCGCTCTATGGTAGAGCAATGGGCAACTCACCAACATAAAGTAGATGTTGAAAGATTTAGAATGGATGAGTTAGAGGAAAGAGGTTTTAGAGATATGCTTATTACAGATAGAGAGTTCTGGCATTTCCATATGATGGAAGATGACTATGAAGTAGAACTATGGAATCCTGTAGTTACTTTTTATCATAAATCTCCGGATGTAAGATATATTTCTCAAGGGAACTGGGTGGGTAAAATAGATATGTTAACTGTATCAGATGTAATAGACAAGTATGGTTACATCATGACTGAAGAACAGTTAAAAGCATGTGAAGCTATTTATCCAATTAGATCTGGTGGTTATATTGTTGGAGGATACCAAAATGACGGTACATATTATGATGGAACTAAATCACATGAATGGAATGTTAATATGCCATCTCTTGCATATAGACAATATACTACTGCTAGAGCCAATTCTATTATGGATGGTGGCGATATTATAAACCAGATATTATCACAAGGAGAAGATTACTTTGACCAAGGTACTGCATACTTACTTAGAGTAACACAAGCATATTGGAAGTCACAAAGAAAAGTTGGTCACCTTACTAAGATTACAGAAGAAGGTGAAGTAACAAATGAGATTGTTACAGAAGACTATAAGGTTACTGATAAACCAATTTATGATACTAGGCTTTTCAAAAACAAAACAAAGGATAACTTAATGTTTGGAGAGCATATAGATTGGATCTGGATTAATGAGGTTTGGGGTGGTATTAAAATTGGACCAAACATTCCATCATTCTGGGGTATGAATAACCCAGGTGGATTCTCTCCTATCTATATTGGTGTACAGAGAAATAAAATAGGACCACTTAAATTCCAATTTAAAGGAGATCAAAACTTATATGGATGTAAGTTACCTGTAGAAGGATCTGTATTCTCAGATAGAAATACAAAGTCTACAGCTCTTATTGACTTAATGAAGCCATATCAGATTGGATACAATATTGTAAATAATCAGATTGCAGATATCCTTGTAGATGAACTTGGTACTATAATCATGTTAGATCAGAATACTTTACCTAAGCATTCACTTGGTGAAGACTGGGGTAAAGGAAACTATGCTAAGGCATATGTTGCAATGAAGAACTTCCAGATGTTACCATTAGATACATCTATTACAAATACAGAGAATGCATTAAACTTCCAGCATTTCCAAAAACTAGATCTATCTCAGACAGAAAGATTAATGTCTAGGATTCAGTTAGCTAATCACTTTAAGCAACAAGCATATGAAGTAATTGGTGTTACTCCACAAAGAATGGGACAGCAGTTATCTCAAATGACAGCTACAGGTGTAGAACAAGCTGCTGCTGCATCTTATGCACAGACAGAAGTATTCTTTATTCAACACTGTGATTATCTGATGCCTAGAGTACACCAAATGCGTACTGACTTAGCACAATATTATAACTCAACTAAACCATCTACAAGATTAACTTATATAACAGGAGCTGATGAGAAAGTTAATTTTGAGATTAATGGTACAGATCTTTTAATGAGAGATCTTAATATCTTCTGTAGCACAACTGCAAATCATAGAGCTATTCTTGAGCAATTAAAACAAATGTCAATTCAGAATAATACTACTGGAGCATCTATTTATGATCTTGGTAAAATTGTTCAGTCAGACTCAATTGCTGAAGTTAATACTGTTCTTAAAGATTCTGAGCAAAAACAACAAGCTCAAAAACAACAGGAAATGCAACAACAACAGCAAATGCAGGAACAACAACTTGCATCTCAACAAGAAATTGAGAAGATGAAAATTGATGCACAAGCTACTGAAAGAGAAAAAGATAGACAAAGAGATATATTAGTTGCAGAAATTAGAGCTGCAGGTTATGGAGCTACAGTAGATGTTAATCAAAATCAAATGTCTGACTATATGGATGCTATGAAAGACATTAAAGATACTGAGCAGTATCAACAGCAAACAGATCTACAAAGAGAAAAAGAAGTAAATAGAATGTCTATTGAATCTCAAAAGTCTCAAATTGAAAGAGAAAAGATCCAAGCACAAAGAGATATAGCAGATAAACAGTTGCAAATTGCACAGGAAAACAAAAACAAATATGATAATAGAAATAATAAAAAATAGTTTTAGCTATATAGTGTGAAAAAATATTTTTTGTCATATAAATTTTTGAAGTTTATTGCTTATATTAAATTATAAACAAAACCAACAAATATGGAAGAACTGGATAACATACCTGAAATTGATCAGGTACAAGACACTACAACGGTAGGTCAGGCAGATGTAAATATTGATGAGCTATTTGGAATGCCAGGAGCAGAAAGTGTAATGCTACCTGTAGATGAAGAAAAGCCAAAGTCTATGTTTTCTAAAGAAAGTGTAGACACCACGTTCCTTGACACGCCTGCCGCTAAAGAAGAGGCAGCAAAGAAAGAAGTAGTTGAAGAAACTATAGCTGAATTAGACAATCTAATTGCTCAAGAAGAAGATGCTGGTAATAAAGGCAGACCAAAGGTAGATAAATCAGGTCTTGCTGAACTAGCACAAAAGATGATTGAGGAAGGAACTCTAATTCCTTTTGATGATGATAAGTCTTTAGAAGATTACACTACAAAAGATTTTAGAGAATTATTTGAAGCTAACTTCCAAGAAAGAGAAAATGCAGTAAGAAAAAATACTCCTAAAGAATTTTTTCAAGCATTACCTGAAGAGCTACAAGTTGCAGCTAAGTATGTAGCAGATGGTGGTCAAGATCTTAAAGGTCTATTTAGAACACTAGCACAAGTAGAAGAAATGTATGAGCTTAGCACAGAACATGAAGCTGATCAAGCTGAGATTGCAAGACAATACTTATATGCTACAAACTTTGGTACAGCAGAAGAAATTGAATCAGAAATTCAAGATTGGTATGAGTTAGGTAGACTGCAACAAAAAGCAGAGCAATTCAAACCAAAATTGGATAGAATGCAAGAGGAGATTGTAGCTAGAAAACTTGCAGAGCAAGAACATAGAAAAGAGCAACAAGCAGCACAAGCTAAAGCATATCAAGATAATGTATATGGTACTTTAGCAAAAGGTGAACTAGGAGGTTTAAAACTAGATAGAAAAGTTCAAGGTATGTTGTATTCTGGACTTGTTCAACCTAGCTATCCTTCTATCTCTGGAAAACCTACAAACTTACTTGGACACTTATTAGAGAAGTACCAGTTTGTAGAACCAAGACACGATCTTATTGCAGAAGCACTTTGGTTACTTGCAGATCCAGATGGATACAAATCTAAAGTTAAAGATCAAGGAGGTAAACAAGCTGTAGAAAAAACAGTAAGACAATTGAAGACAGAACAGTCTAGAAAAATTACTTCTTCTGTGAATGATGATAGAGAATATGATACTAGAACAAAAACAAGCAAACCACAAAAAACCCTCTCGAGATCTAATATGTTCAAGAGATTTTAATTAAGTAACAATAAAAACAAATATAAAAATGGCAACTCCAATTTTAAACAATGGGATATTCCTAAGAGACACAGCCTACCAAGCGTCATCGCATGTAGACTCTTATCACTTAGTGAATATGTTAAAAGATGCTGAACCTA